TTCTTTATCCCAAACAAATATGTTTGTATCTTCTTTTCTAAAGGCATCAATAAAATTCTTGTTATATGGACACTTGAAAATAATCTTGTCGTTCTCAATAGAAATATGTCCATCAGTATATTGCGGGGCACTTTCAATTACCTGCATGGTCCATGGTAAATGAATTAATGTATCAGCATCCAATTCATGTTTACTCAATTGTCGTCTATATTTGTATATAATTTTATAAAACAATTCCACTTGATTAGTGGTTACTTGTTTTAATACTTGTAGGCTTTCAACAAACTTTTTATCAAATCTGCTAAGACTAATATTAGCCATCATAAAGTGGGCAATGTGTTCTGCTGTTTTTAGTTCTACCATTTTTATATTATATAGATTGTTCAACGTATTTACAAGTATAAAGGCAAAAAAGGGGAACATGTGTTCCCCGAAAGTCAAGAAGAAATTTATCGGAGAGGACTTATTGACATTGCCTCTACGCACACTGCAGGGGTTATGCTTTCATACAAGTTGTCTTAGCAAGATTCTGCCAGTTGTTGGGGCTGATCTTAACCAAGTCTGCAATTTTCAAACACATACGCAAGGACACTTCACGCAATTTAGTATGATTGGCCCACATAAAGTCAATTACAGTTTGTGATTGCTCATCAGTAAAATCGTAGTCTTTGAACAGACCACCATCAGCATCACGATGTACCTGCTTGATACGCAACATTTTGTCACGATCACCATCAATAGTCAAGTCAAGAAAGTGACAACGTGACTGCAATGCTTCTAAGTGGTCCTGCAATTTCTTAGATTTAAGATTGCTAAATTTCAAGTTAGTGATAAAGATAGCACTACCATTGAAGTTGAAAGTATTAGGGATACCTTCGTCACGCAACAAACGTGAATCACTATTCCAGCAAATTCTACGTGTCTTGCCTGAATCAAGTGCGGCCTTGAGAATATTCAAACTCAAGTCATCAGTAAAAACACTGTCGCAATCATCAAAAATCAAAACATTCTTTGTGTCAGAATATTTGTACAATTGAGTATACAAACCCAATGCTGTCATAGCACCTTTGACAATTTGAAAGCGAACTTTCTTACCTGCAAGTTTGTCAAACATACTTGCTTTTTCCATTTGTGTCTCAACACCGTGTGACTTACCTACACCGGGCGGGCCTGACACAATCATAGCACGAATGTCACCGTTGATACATGCACGTGACATTTCATCAAGGACCTCAAAACGTGTCGCAATGCGGTCCATTGCTTCTGTTTCAGTTTCTTTAACTGCTTCTTTTTTAAATTCTACTGTATTTGCTAACACTTGTTCTCCATTCAAAAATTCAATATCATTAATATTATCAACAAGGACCTTAACTTCAGGGATGTTGATTGCGAATTGACCGTCATTTTTAACAGTCACATAACTACCTTTTTTACCTGTCTGAAAACCCTTGACAAGTGTAAACTCAGTATTGACTACTGCTTGTTTGCGATAAGAGCCTGAAAGAATGCGAATTGTAGACATAGTTTCTCCTGTGTGTGTTAATCAATCAATACAAGTATTATAGCACAATTGCCATTTATTGTCAAATTATGCTACCTTGCGAAAATACATATAGGGCAAGCCTAGTGTCCAAGCCAAATAGTCATCATCGCCATTAGTGTCCTCGGCTTCGTGGATCCAGCGCATTGCTGTTGCACGGTCCTTAGCACCCGAAAACATCAGGTCACTGATACGTTTCTCAAAAGAGAAAACTGCATTTTGCTCGGCCGCAACACGGGCCTTTTCTTCAGCTTCAATAGCCACTCCGAGTCCTTGGAATTCAGCTTCAAACTGTTCCAAAGTCCAAGTTGAAGTGTCGATACCACGGGGGCGAACACCGTAAGCATCCTTGTACATGTCCCAGTAAAGTTCACGGGCTTGTTCCAATTGTGTCAACTCGTCCCAAGATTTGAATTCTGTAGTCATTTTCAAGTCCTCTTTATTAGTTTCAATACAAGTATTGTATCACAGGGCCCATTTATTGTCAAATTTTGGCAATTAAATTAGCATGAATTTCGTTCATTTCCGACTGTTCTACGTAGAAATCGGACCTAGGATCATAGTACTGGCCTTCTTTGTTGTCATAATACAACACTCTTCCGGAGAAGTTAAAAGGACCTTCTAGACCGGGACGAGGACCGTATTTTGTACGCATTTCGTCCATTTGATACTTGTCAGCAACAACTTTATAACCCATAAACAACTCCTGCTTTTTGACTATCTAAGCCTCTATTATAGACCCAAACTGATTTATCGTCAAGTTTGGGCCTGTTGTTTTTAAACAACTTCAGTTACAGTATAGTTCCAGCGTCTATAGCTTACGTATTGCGAGCTACCATAACCAGACCATTGTGAGTTATTTTCTACCAGAGTAGCGCGGCCCTCACGAACCATCTTTTTTGCTAGCTTAAGCCAGTTAGATCCCTCAACCTTGCGGCAATACCCATTAGCATTCATCACTTCCACTACATCAAAAGTAAAACTACGCATAATGATTCCTTTCTTTTACTATGTTTATAGTATAGCAGGATGCCCATTTATTGTCAAATTTTAGACAAACTTATATTTTTCTACTCTAAAGAATTCGTTGCCATCTCTATTGCCTGTTCCATATCGTCCTACTACGTCAACGGAACCTGATGTGATTACTTTTTCTAATAACGAATTCAGTGGGTTGTTAGTCTCTAAATTCATTTGAACTAAGTTGTTATGACTATCACTAAACCAATATTCAATTTTCTTAAAACGCTTTGTATTAACCGACAATGATTTAATATAAGTCAAATGTTTTTTATCAGTTGCATGAACTGATCCTTGTCGTTTAACTTCTTTGTTATAATCAAATGACATTTTTTCAAATTCAACATCATACTCATAAAACTCAGGTAAACGATATGCTAATGGCATCATAGTTTCTTTGAACGTTTTACCATCACTATGAATGAATGTATTCAAATCTTGACGGAAATTTGTAAGATTAATATTCTTAAGTTTCCATACCATGATTTTCTTGCTATAGTAATCACGTATAACGTTAGCGTGTGCAATGTCATCTTCACTAACTAGACGGAACAAGTCACTATCTAATAGTTTAGTAATAGTAGGAAGTACTTTATTGTCATCCTTAACTTTACGATATCGTGCCCAACATACACTTAGTGCAAGAAGGTCTTGACTAATTTCATACACTTCATATTTTTTAATATCAGGTCTATACGCAAACTCATCAAAGCTAAGAGTACCGGTATAACCTGAACCCTGAGCACCGGCAATATTGGCAAGTGAAATTGTGTTGAGATGGCGACCAGGCGATTGTAGCGTAATGCCACCTCCGGCAATTGCTGTTTGATTATTCCAAATTGACATTTTTATCCTATCGATATGTCTTCCATACCAGCAGTACGGAGTTTAACAATATGACCCATCTGCCATTGTTTGGCTTCGAGTCCCTTTAATATACCAAGCCATGTGTTTCGCAATAGTGCGACTTCATTAATTAACACTTCAAAGTCAATTACTTCATCTTCACCATCAACATACTTTTCAGCATCACGACTTGTCAATGCTCTATTATACGCCTCTAGGTATTTTTGAAAATGTTTTCGGCGAATTTTCCGTAATTGAATATTAAGATAGTTCAATACCGCTTCAATCTCTTGTAATTGATTGAAACGATGTTCAGTGATGCCGGGAATAGCGGCAATATTCTTTTCAACATTGCCGTATACCTTTACTTCTTTTTTAGCTGAAATTAATTCAGTCTCATAGTGTGTTATGAAATCGGGTATTACTGAGAGATCCGCAGTAATGCGGCTGTACCAATGTGCCATTTAATCCCATTCATCTGTGTCTATATCTTCTTCGTAATCTTCGTAATCTTCTTCAACATCTTTCTGTTCCGCGTAACCTTTCAATGCTTTTAGCATTTCCTTGTCACCCCTAAACGCATCTTTAATGTCGTCAGCTTCATAGTTGTTATCAATTAATAAATTGATTAGTGAGTCTGCGGCGTCACTACGCTCATTGAAATCTATATGAGAACGTAGTGCGTCCCAAACTTCAGCAACAAAATCTAAACTCATTCTGTAACCTCCCCCTCCGGTGTTACATTACTTATCTTTGTTGTTGCCTTTTGACTATATTCAGTCATTACTTTGTCTAAGCAACCGTCAGTGTTTGCTTCCCATGCTTTACGAAACTTCTTAATGATTTCACCATCAAGTGTTGTGTAAACAAGACTGTTGCCTTCTTTCTTAACAAGTTCAGCTTTCTCAATCATATCTAGTAATCCTGAGTAAGGGCTCATACCTGTTTCATAAGGAATCTTAACTTGAACAGATTCAAATGGTTTCGCATAACGTGTTTTCATAATCTTACATGCGGCACGAATACCTCGCACATCACTAATCTTATTACCATCTTCATCTTCTTTAAGTT